ATTTTATTTTATTTTTTTTTTTTTTCAAGCAGAAGACGGCATACGAGATTGCCTCTTGTCTCGTGGGCTCGGTGTGTATAAGAGACAGGATAAGACTATTGAGAAGAAAGTTGATGAAGCTGAAGAAGAATTGGGCACTGATGAGTATGATGACGACGATACTGTAGATAAAGCAGTATTAACCAGTGTAGAGAATGAAGTTAATAATGATGAAGAACTCATTAAAGAAATCTATCAGAAGACTAAGAATAAGGAATTAAAGAAATCCGCAGCATCAACAGCTAGAGATAATCTATTGAGAAAGAAACAAGAAGATATTGTGGTTGGTAATATGACAGTAGGTCAATTAAAGAAACTTAATTCAGCTAAAGTTGATATTAAACCAAATGATGTATCCTCTGTATTACACACATCAAATAAGAATCTTCAGAAATCTAAATATCCAGCTATTAATAAGACATACTTAGAGAAAGTATATAATAAAGATTTAGTTGATGCTATTATGGCTTTGAATAATAAATATCTACCAATCTTTGTTAGAAATATTACTATAGAAGATACATCTAATGAGTTAAATTATATTGATACGTATACTGTGGAATTGGAAGATGCTAATAGACAAAGATCTACATTTAAGATTGATATCCCTAAATTCATAGATAATAAGTTTATGTATATTGGTGGTAATAAGAAGTTGATTCTTAATCAGAGTTTCCTATTACCATTAGTAAAAACATCTGAAGATGCTGTACAGATAGTTACTAACTATAATAAGATGTATGTAAGACGTGATGGTACTAAGAGTTTATCATCTATCGAAGTACTTATGAAGATATTAAGTGATGATAATAAACTATCTAACTATTTCTTATATGGTAGAGTATTTGAGAATAATAAGGATTATATTACTAATATCGAGTATGATGAATTATCTAAGATTATTCGTAAATTCAAATGTAAGGATACTGTAGTATATTTTGATCAGATTGAATTACATGAAGCATTGAAAGATAAATCTTTACCTACAGATAGTTTATGTATTGGAACTAAAGGTGGTAAACTAATACTAATTAACCATGATACTCAAAGAACTTCTGATAATAAAGGTATTGTAGATATCATTATAGAAGCTATGGGAGAAGATGTTATTGACCAATATCTATCAACAAAGACACCAAAGCGTATGATGTATGCTAAAGTTAAATCTATGGAGAAAGATATTCCATGTATTGCATTATGTGGATTATGGGAAGGATTTTCTACAGTATTTAAGAAGATGGATTTGAAGTATAGATTAAGTGATAAATATCCTAAGGATTTAAAAACTGAAGAAGCAGTAATTAGATTCCAAGATTGTTATTTAGTCTATGATAATACTCCTACTAACGCTCTTATGATGAATGGTATTAAGATTTTTAATACTGAGAAATATCCACTATCATCATTTGATGATAAAGATCCATATTTAGACATATTAGTGAAAATCTATGGTAAGGTATCTATTGCAAATGCCTTAGATAATACTTATGAATTTACTATAGATCCTATTAGTGAAGAAGTATTAAAAGATATGGGATTACCAACAGACTTAGTTTCATTGATTATTTATGCCACTAGATTATTAGCTGATAATCAATATACGTTTGAATTGGATCAAAGAATATCTAGGGTTAGATCTATCGAAACTATTCCAGCTATTCTTTATGATACTATTGCTAAAAATTATATCACATATAAGAATAGTAATGGTAGAAAGAAATTCACTATACCTAGAGAATCTGTAATTGCTAAATTGATGAAATCCCCTAATGTTGAAGATTACTCAACACTTAATCCTATTCTTGAATTAGATAGAGCACATACTGTATCTTATAAAGGTTGGCGTGGAATCAACTTAGATGAATCTTATACAGTAGCTAAGAGAAGTTATGATCCATCTATGATTGGAATTGTTGGTCCTACAACACAACCTGATGGTGGTGTTGGTGTACAGAAAGTATTAAGTGCTGAACCAGAAATAACTTCAGTTAGAGGATATACTAAGAAAGCTGAGACTGATAAGGATATAGATAATTTAAAGGATGTGAATCTATTTACGCCTGCTGAATTAATTACACCATTAGCAGTAAGCCATGATGATCCATCTCGTGTTGGTCATGCTATTAAACAGAGTAAACACATTATTCCTGTTAAGAATGCATCACCAGTATTAATTAGTAATGGTATGGAAGAATTCTGTAAATACGATCTATCAACAGATTTCGTAGTTAATGCTAAAGATGATGGAAAAGTTGTTGAATTAAGTGATAAAGAAAATATTATGGTAGTTGAGTATAAAGATGGTACTCATCAGGCTATTAATCTAGCACCAAATATTGTAAAGAATGGTGGTGGTGGTTTCTATGAATCACTTAGAATGATTACTAAATATAAAGTGGGTGATAAGTTTAAGAAGAATGAAACTATTGCATGGAATAAAGATTTCTTCCATGATGATGAATTTAATGGTTGTAGATTTAGTATCGGTATTCTATCTAAAGTAGCTATTATGTCAAATTATGATACTGCTGAAGATGGTACCATGGTTACAGATAAATTAGCACATGATGCTGTATCTGAAATGACATTCTTAAAATCTATAGTTATTGGTAAAAATGCAAATGTTAGTAAATTTGTTAAGGTTGGTGACCATGTTGAAATTGGTGATCCATTAGCTGAATTTGATACATCATTTGAGGATCCAGCACTTAACCAATTCTTAGCTGTATTAGGTGATAATGAGAAATTAAAAGGTGTTGTTAATGAAGGTAGTAAAAATATCGTTAAAGCATCTCATGCTGGAGTCATTGAAGATATTAAAGTATTTAGTACTGTAGAGTTAGATGAATTATCACCATCATTAAAAAAGATTGTTGGTAATTACTTTAGTGGAGTTAAGAGTAGGAAGAAGCTATTAGATAAATATGATAAAAATGATAGTATAGTTAAATGTGGTATGTTTTTAACTGATCCTTCTGCAAAAGTTAATCCATCTAAGTATGGCGTTATTAGAGGTGAGAAAGTTGAAGATGCTGTATTGATTGAAGTATATATCAAACATGAAGAGTATCTTGAGACTGGTAGTAAGATTGCTTGTTTTACTGGACTTAAGAATACTATAACTGAAGTTATTCCTAAGGGTTATGAACCATATAGTGAATTACACCCAGAAGAAGAAATTAGTACTCTTATTGCATCTAACTCAATTCTTAAACGTATGGTACCATCATTAATTGTCACAGTTGTTGGAAATAAGGTTATTATAGAATTGAAGAGATGGCTAAAGAAATTCTTTGATAGTAAACCATTTAATCCAACCAATAGAAAAACTATGGAGAATATGGTATATAGTGTATTTACAGCACTAGATAAAACTGGCGAGAATACTAAAAAATATAAAGCATTATTTAATTCCATGAGTGATAAAACTATGGAAGCTTGGTGGAAGAAATTCTTTAATAATGATAAAGCTTATTTGATATTAGATGTTGTAGACTATGAACGTGTATTGAAAATGGAAGATGTTGAGAAGGCTGCAAAATTGTTGAAGATTCCACTATTTGAATATGTTGCAGTACCTAGTCATACTATGGATAAAAATAATGTTATTTGGAGTCAAGATCCAGTTCCAGTTGGGTATCTACACATTAAGAGAACTCAACAGACCATTATGAAAAAGAATGGTATGAGTATTTCATCAGATAAACGATCTGCATTAGTTGGACAGGTTACTGGTTCTGATAAGAATGGTCGTGAAAGTGATTTGGATAATATCTTATTACTATCAGTTGGTTTCGATAACATCTTAAAAGAACTAAATGGTCCTAGAGCGGATGATATGAAAATGCAAACTGAGATGATGCAGCAAATAGCATTAAATGGTTATGTTAAATATGATGAGCTAACTAATGATGTTAAGAATAAAACTACATTGAATACAGTTAACGCATATATGATCGGTATGGGATTAGATTCAGACCTAGTAACAAAGGGATTGATGTTAGCAAAGACTGTGGAAGATGAGACTAGATAATAAAATACTATTATAACCAATAATTATATTCTTAGTGTGATGACTAATCACATAAGATTAGTCATCACACTACTAACACTCTGTAAATGTAAAAAAAAACGAAATATTAAAGATATATAAGAAAGAGAGGTTATTGTATTTTATGACACATGATCAATATATTGCTAATGTTCAATATAAAATAGATAGATTATTTTATGAATATGAAACTATAGAAATGGGTAAGTACCAGAATTATGACTATTACAATGAGTATACTAATGTAAATTATTATGACATGTTAGTAATGGAAGCTGAAGAAAAGAAAGGTATTATCCGTACAATTATTGATGGTATTAGGAAGATTATTCGTACAGTAGTTGATAAGGTTAAATCATTCTTCTCTAAGAATAAAAATATTGACAAGAATGCTACTGTAAAAGTTGATAAGAATTTACTAGATAGAGTAGATAATTTCAAAAAGAAATCCGCAAAATCAAAATTAGGATTTAGAATTCTTAAAGGTTGGTTAATCGCTGCTGTTGGTATAAATGCTGCTAGAGCTGTTGTGAAATATCATAACAATAAACAGTCAAACAGTAGTAATGATAAACTTTCTGATGTTGTTGATGATATGAATAAACCACCAACATATGCACGTGTTAAGAAAGGATCTCCAGAACTGAAAAGAGTGATACGTGCTATGAAGATTCAGGATGCTATAAAAGATGTCACTAAAGAACTAGAAGACATAAATAAAGAACTTGAAAGTATATTATCTAAAAACCCAGAAGATCTTGGTACGACAGTGAAGGAGTTTCTTCAACAGGTTGATATATTAACCGAGGAGGGAACTAAATTAGTAAATAATCTTATATCAAAAATGGATAGTGTTGATGATGATACAATCAAGACTTTTATGAATCTCAAATCATCAGATCCTAGATACTCATCAAAGGATATAACCGATAGATTTGATAATGTTGAGGCAAAATTCCATGATCTTAAATATAAAACTCTTGATTTATATTTGCCAAAAGGAAGAGGAGGGTTAATTTAATTTTATGACAAATGATAAATATATACGAAATGTTGAATATAAAATTGATAGCTTATTCAATGAATATAATGAAATTGATATGAATATCAATATTCTAGCAATTAATAGCAATCATATGTTGGTTAATGAAGGATATACACCAGATGATATCTATTATGAGAATATCGACTATATGGTAGAAGCTACTGAAAAGAAGAAAGGTATCATTCGTAGAATCATTGATGGGATTATGAAGATCATTAATATTGCGATTAATAAGGTTAAATCGTTCTTTTCTAAGAATAAGAATATTGATAAGACTGCTGAAGTAAAGGTTAATGCTAATTTAGTGACTAGAGCAGACAATTTCAAAAAGAAAAGTTCTAAATTAAAATCGGGATTTAATATTCTTCTAGGATCATCTTTGGGAGGTGCCGCAATATATGGTATTATTAAGGCATCAAATTATTTAGATAAGAGAGCTATCAACGACGGTACAGATACTAAAACTATACATGTAGGAGAGATTCTGAATATTATGGAAAACACTAACAAAGTGTTGGAAGAAGTGAATAATAATCTCAAAGAATTAGTATCTAAGAATCCAGAAGAACTTGGTAAAAGCGAGAAAGAATATATCCAAGAAATTAATAAACTAACCAATGAGGGAAATAAAATAATTGATGATTGTACTAAAAGTCTTAAAAAATACGATCAAGATGAATTTGCTGATATGGTTATGGATAAAAAGTATAGTGATGACTTTGACAGATATAGTGATGTACAGTCTAATTTTAATACCCTTCAAAATAGAATAGCTAACAAATTTGATATTCAAGCTGAATCTGAAATATCTTCAATAGATGGTGCAAAAGAAATTGCAAATAATATGATTAATTATGCTACAGAGATACAAGCCATAATTGCCAAACATCTTAAATCAGCCACATCACGTTGTGATGATCAAGAACTAAATACTTTAGCTAAAAGATATATTTATAAATCTAAAAAGATGACTGAGTGGTGTATACATCATACCTGGCGGTCTACTGATTATACTGAAGATGGTTATAATAAAATCTATTCAAATTGTAAGGATGATTATGATTCAATTATGAGTAAACAAGTTTCATCAGATGGTTCTCGTGTTGTAAATCTTGTAAAGAAGGCTACTAAGTATATGAGTGGTGCACATAATGAAGCTAAGAAACTCCACAAAATGTGGAAAAAGCATAATAAGTAAAATATTAAATAAAATCGTTTAATTGCTATAGACTATATTTTATTAAAATATAGTCTATAGTAACCTATTT